TAATTAGAGCTATAAGACTCGCTAGCATAGCTTGGAGCAGCTTTAGCAGAAGCTGATTGGACTTTCTTTTTAGTTCTACCCCCACCAGGTTTACGACTGCTCTTTCGAGTAGCTGTTTTGCGCCTTGCAGCGTCTACTGAACCATATGACTTTCTTCTAGCCATTATCTCCTACTTTCCAAACGGTCTGCCACCTTCAATGGCATTCCCTAATTTAGTGTTTCTTAGATATGTGGCGTTCGCTTTAGCAGCTTTGGCACAATCTTCTTTATTCATAACAGAAGAAGAATCATACGGTTGGCCTTCATCTTGACCACCAAACGTATCTTCAAAGCTTCCGTAACCTTCACCTTTTGGCATAATTGCCTCCTAATCTATACATGCACTGTCCCATTACGAGAACAGCATCCTCCAAGTATTAACCCCTATAATCCCATCTTGGATTAAGAAGTCCCTGTACCTGCGTTGAAACGCCAACACAGCAGTCTTTGTAAGCTTTCCATACACGCCATCAACAGGACCAGGATCAAATCCCAGTGCCTTTAAACGCTCCTGAGCAGCCCTCACAGCCTCACCACGACTCTTACGGCGCTTCGACAA